CGATACGGACCCGTTCCATACAGCTGATCAGACTGAGTAGTTTTGGTCGACAGCATGGGCATGTAGTGCGTCCTTGTGACAGGGTCAAACCAGGACAGACCCAAGTATACCTTCGCCTGATCAATCGACTGGAAGTAAGTACCGATCGGGACGTACACCTTCTTGTTCGTATCAAACGCAAGAGTGGCTGTCGTCCCAGTCCCATTCACCGTGACGAAGACCCAGTATGATCCTGCAGTAAGGATCATCGACCTCGTAACCGGATCCCACTGAGGTCGACCAAACGAGAAGGGGAGGTTCAGGTCGTCATCAGTGCCAATGGACGTAGACAAGGTAGCATCAGGCGTGTATGTTGCGAAGTCAGTACCACCGATACTTGGCCAGGTGCCCCCACTCCGACCAAAGAGGACGACGTCCTGCTTGGCATCGGTAGTGATACAAGGCTGGAAGAAGTCACCCTCAGTCGTGAAGTTTCCACCAATGTTGGCACCGTTTGCACGGTTGACGAAGAAGACTGGAGTCGCAGCTGTAAGAGTCTTGGTGACACTATTGTATTTGTAGATCTGAACCGCGAACGGTCGAGCTCCACCTCCTGTGTAGCCGAAGACGTCGAACCTGACACAGAAGTATTCATCCGTGTTGGATGTTCCCCAGGCATGAACGCCTAACGGGCTCAGTTGGTACAGAAAGTTCATCGTCCCACCAGTTCCAAAGGCACCTGTCGGACTGAGTGGAATGGTGATCGTGTTTCCCGAGACACCAGAAACAAGTGCACGAGGAGTGTTCCAAGTCCCGTTCGAATTACCGACCACTGCGATCTTGGTCTTGGTTGCAGTAACACCTGCAGGAGGCGCTGACGCCAACGTGTATGTTACAGTTCCGTCACCGTTGTTGACTGCACTCGAGATCGACCGTGTGTCCTTGACGTAGTTCGGCGGTTGGAAGTACGCAGTCACCTTCGGTCCGCCTGAAGCTCGAGGGTCAATCACGAAGGCCTTTCCCGAGAGGGTAGTGAGACTCGCGAAGTAGCAAGCGCCTGCAATGCAGCCAGAGTAAGGCAGAATGTCGATCTCAGACCACCCGTTCGAAGGTGCATACGATTGCCCAAGGCTGTTCGTACTCAACGGGAAGACCGCAGCTCCAGCAGCTGAGTTCGCATTCAACTGTGTATAGGTCGCCATCATGTCTGTGCGAAGGCGCCACTGACCTCCGATGAACTGCAGTACCTGGTATGCAGGGAACTCGCCGAAGTAGTTGATGTCCCAGTTGGCCAGAGCATTGACAGTGTTCGCTACAACTGTCTCTACTCCATCGATCATCCCCCGCACACACTGCCAGAGAGGCGCTCCATGGGGCATATACCGAAAGCCCTTCGACGTGACACTGTAAACCTGATAGACGTCCTTCGTGACTGGATTGAACACTGTGAGGGACTGTCCATCATAGTCCGAATTGAAGTCGACAGTGTTGTTGTCGTTCGTCGGGTTGGAGAAGAACACCGAGCCGTCCGATGCAACGCAGCAGGCTTGAAAGCAAGATCCCACAGGGGCCTCGAACTTCGATACGGCAAACGTGTCCACTGTGTCACCAGTACCGAAAGCTCCATCGTTCAGTAGGTGCGTCTCCAGACCACCAAAGACCTGACCGTAGAAGTTCATCTTTGCACCGGAGAAGATTCGAGCCTCGATGGTCCCTGTCGAAATCTTGCATCTGCCTTCGACACGAAACCACCTGTGGAGGGGTACCTTCCAAGTGGTAACATTCCCGAAGGCACCACCGATGAATATCTTCAGAGCACCTGCCGAGTTGATGTACAGATACCCAAGCGTTGTGCCATCCGTCTTGATGAAGTTCATGATGCTGTAGAAGCCAGTGGCACTAAGGGAATCGAGGTACAGATACACACGCCCGAAAGCTTCATCTCGACCGTCGAAGGTGTACCGAGTGTAAGCCTTTCCAGTTGTGGTAACGCACTTCGCGGCTACAGATCCGTGTGCAGTACGTTCCGTCACCGTAGTGATGACACCATCGCCGAAGACCAGAACAGCGTCGAAGCGGTCGCCACTGATGCCCCCACTGTTGTCCTTCGTGGGAGCGATCCCGAGTGGGACCCCTTCGAAGTTGTTCATCTTGTGCATTACTGGATCCTTGCCAACGAGAAGTGTGTCAGTCCGACAGCGTTGGAGATCATGTTCGTACCGGTCGAACCCTTGTCCTGGAAGGCAGAGATCTGAACGTAGTCATTGTCATTGAGCAGGTAGTGTTCCGTCAGTGGCAGAACGATCCCATAGTTGGCGCTGAACGTACCCGCTGGCATCGAGAGTTGGTTCTCCCCGACCATGTCGCCACCGATGCCGTTACGCCATATCTTGATGTTCCGACGTTCACCGCCTGCGAAGTTGGTCAAGTACACATTCACAGTAATGATGTAGATACCACCAAGACCTGCCGGCACTGTCAAGCGGTTGGGAGAACCACCACTGTAGAACGGAGTGGTCCAGTCGTACTCGACGGTGTCCCACGTGATGGCAGTGTCCGAACTGTCGGGAAGGTTCTGGGGGGACCCCGACTTATTGACTCGGACCGTCGGCAGACCGCTCGAGACAACCAGACCGACAACCTTCCGCTTGTCGGTGATGTTCGCGTTCGAAACGGAAGAGACGCCAGCGTTGACACGCACTTGAGCCAGGACGTAAGACGACGCCGGCTTCGCAGGCGGTGAAGGACTGCCAGAAGGCGTTCCCGTCACCTTCTCTAAGACCCAGGTGTCACCTGCCTGACCTTCAGTGTTGTCCTTCACGTGTGCCACGATCAGGTCGATTCGGTCGTTCGTCGGGTCGGAGTTGTTCAGTGTGAGGACGACAGCCGCACCGTTGTAGCAGAAGTAGTTACCCTGGTCAGTGATGTCAGTGCCCTTGATCCACACAGCGCCAGAGGAGATCGACACTTGCATGTTACCACCAACAGCAGTGACCTTCAAGTCACCATTGTTGTTGTAGACCGCTACACCTTCCCCAACGATGCCGCCAAAGGCGCGTCGGAACAGCCGTGCGGGGTGTAGGATCCCGGCGGTCTGTAGCGCCATCGGGGGATTGACTTCAGTCACTCTTTACCTCCCCTCACAGCCAAGCCGAGCGCCAGAACAGCGTACACTTAGTCGAGCCCCCCGATCCCGATGCCTGAAACAGGATCGTGTTGCCGGGCTGAGCCGAAGTCGGCGGTTGAATGCCGAACCACTGAGAGTCCGTACTCATCAACCCATACCGACTCGCCTGATCATTCAGCATGATGGTCTTGTTCAGCGAGTCGATCTCCAGGTAGTCACCAGTTCCAAGTACTGCAGTGACATGTATCTTCCGACCCTGTGACAGATGGGTGAGTGCAATGTCAGTTGCAGGGCCAGTAATTCTCGCCAGCCAGGGAGCCGGGATAATGCCGGAATTGATGGCCTGGATCAAGCCTGAAGTACCGCCTCCGAAGTCCAGAGAGAACGACACCGAGAACGTGACACCCGAGTCGACCCCAGGTGAAACCGTGTAAGCGGACAGCACGTCGTCGTAGATCCTCGGATCGCCTGCCTGCATCTCAGATGCCCACTGGGCGAACCCAATGTTGTAACCCATATCCAGTGTGTACTTGGGGCCTCGAGTTGGCTTGGCGAAGACCACCCGCGAAGTTTGTCCAGGCTTCTTGTACCGATACCGAACGTAGTCGCTCTGCGGAACCCCCAGTGCGGTCCGCAAACTGAGTACTCTCGACTCGAACTCACCAGTCAAAGGGGCACCTGTGACGTCGGCGGTTGTAGTAACAACTCTCTTGTCGGAGTAGTCCGCAAAGATGAAGTCGCCGAAGTCAGCCATCCTGACAGCGTCATCGATGCGAAAGTCAGGAGTGTCCAGACCGTCAATACTGATCAAGCCGTAGGGCGTACCAGGTCCGAGAAGCAGTCCGTTGGCCTCAACATTCCAGTCACTCAAGACTGCTCCGGTGTACGCCGTGAACAACGGGTTCGTCGTCATCCTACCGTCCGTCCGTTGCAAGTTCCCAGTTGATGGCTCGGACTATCTCGTCCGCATCGTGCTGGTGAATCCCGTAGAAGTTGAAGGTGTGCCCAGCCCCACCTGTGGGGAATTTGCTTACCCACTCCGGGCCCTTCTCACCGAAGGAGTACATCCGACCACTCTTGCCCATTCCGACGATCGGCTCGTAGATCGGTCCGCCGTTGGCTCGAGGCGTCCCGATGCCTTGAGGCCAGAAGTCTGCGTGGATGTGGTTGAAGTGGTCAGGTACTCTCCACAGGAGGTGCGCTAGATGGAACAGGCCCGAGTGCGCCCTCGCCCAAGCGTACACCATATCGCCGTAGCCAAGCGAAGGCACCATCTCGTCGACTGCGTTGCCGTAGGCGTGCTGGCTCCAGATGTGCGTCCCCGCGATGAATCGGCGATTGTAGATACCAGCAAACCGTAGGAGCGGCCAAGCCATCTGAACTGACTGGCGATAGAAGTTCGCGTTCGGCGAGCCAGCGGGTCCCCAGCCTCCGACAACCCCACCAGCTCCAGGGAAGGAGGAGCCACCGTGGCCACCAGGAGCTGACGCAGTACCTATCTGCTTCTTCGCCCAGGTGAGGAACTGGTTCTTCGCCCAGTTCAAGAGTTCGCCACCAGTCATGATGACGTTCTTGATCAGGGGAGCCGTTATATGGAACATCTTCAGGGCAGTGTTGACAAGGTACGCACTGCCCTTCGAGACGCCCATTGCAATGGCCTTGGTGAGCGCACTGATCCCACCAGGTAGCGAGATCAGCCCTTCATTGATTCCCATACCAAGGCCACCCTGGAACCCAGGACGCCCGAACGTCTTTGCTGAGTCGGGTGCAGGCCAGACGCGCGACCCCTTCGGGACGTACATCATCTCAGGGCCTTCCTCACCGACCCACGCGAACCCCCCTTGCCAGTTCTGAGTGCCTCTGGCAAGATGTCCCATGCCACCACCGCCACCACCGCCAGGCGCTTGGCCCCAGTGCACTCGACCAAGCCCACTCCAGGTAATGGGACTCAGCCCGAACGCCTTACGCACCCAGTTCAGACCGGTGATGAAGATCCTGATGAACGTGTCAAGGACTCCGAGGATGCCGTTGACGATGTTCGCAGCAGTACGTTCCAAGCCGCTCCAGAACGTACTCCAGCCTCGAGCGACCCCATCCCAAGCAGCGCCCCAGACCTTCCCAAGCCCCTGCCAGAACTTGGTGATCGCGTTGATAGCAGGCAAGCCGATGTTGGTCCAGACCCACTTCATTCCAGTCCAGAAAGCGTTCCAAGCCTTCTTGATCCCATCGAATGTAGGCAGCAGGACGTTGTGCCAAAGGTCCGAAGCGGTTTGGCCGATGATATGGAAGACGGGTTTGCCGATGGTCTCCCACACGCCCTTGATGTTCGCCCAGAACGAGTCCCAGAGCGGCCTCAGCAGGTTCTCGAAGACCCACTTCCAGAACTTGAACAGTATCTGCGTCGTAGTCATGATGACTAGGAACAGTGGGTACCCGATCGCGTACCAGACGATCTTGATCCCCTGCCAGAGGATCTTCCAGACTAGCGACATGGCATCCCAGTAGATCTTCCAGAGGACACTCAAGGCCTTCAAGCCCATACTGATGACTGTGAAGATAACAGTCCAGCCAGACTTGGCGATTGCGACGATGACACCCCAAATGTAAGCGAAGTAGTGTCCGAGCGGCTCAAGGATTGCGTGGTAGAACGCTACGAGTCCGTTCCAGATGGCCTGGGCGACCGCTACAACACCCTTCCAGTGGTCAACCAGCCACTTGATGATATACACCCAAGGCGCAACGACCGCCAGGATGATCTTACCGAGCAGCGTCTGGGTGAAGAAGTGGAGAATCGTACCCCATACCGCAATGGCAATGCTCTTGATATCGTTCCACAGCCGAATCAAGAACCGCTTGACCGCACCCCAGTGCATGATGATTAGTACTGCAGCTGCGACAATGAGACCGATCACAAGTGTGATCCAGTTCGAAGCAATGAACGCCTTGAAGGCAAGACTGGCGAGTCCGAGTGCAGTCTTGATAGTACCTGCGAAGGACATGATCAGCTTGGCAAGAAGTACGATCTTCCCGTACAGGAAGACTGCTAGTAGTGGAGCGATGAACCCAACTACGGTCAGCGTGATTGACTTGATCGTGTCCCAGTTTCGCTTCCACCACCGACTGAAGGCACCCCAGTTCTTGATGATGAGATACGCAACCAGTGCAACGGCGGTGAGGCCTCCCAAGACAATCCCCACAGGCCCCATCAATTCGGTGAAGGACAGTCCAGCCAGACCCATGATAGAGACCATGCCCTTGATGGCTGACATTGCCATTACAATACGGCCACCAAGCGCTAGGAACACACCGGCAAGAACAGTAACGATCGCCAGGACGTTCTTCAGAGGTGCTGGTAACCTGTCAAGCCAGTCGAGGAGCTTGGCGAAGTACCCGATGAACTTGCTGATGTAGGGAAGGAACTGGTTTGCCAGCGCGATAGCGTCTACTCGAAGTCGGTTCATCTCGATCCGGAACTGAATGATCGGAGAAGCCTTTACGTCTCCGAAGGCACGACCGAGAGCACCCTTGGAAGCATCCATGTGTCCGATCATGGTGTCGAGAGCCTTGATGTTGGGAACCGCAACGCGGAAGAATCGCATTGCGCGGATCTCACCGGCACCGAACATGGCCTGGAACGCCTTCTCTCGCTCCGGACCCGTCATACCGGCCATCTTGGTAGCGAACTCGTCCATGATGGTGCCGAGTTGCTTGTATTTGCCAGTCGCAGTGTCAACGATGTCGATGCCTAGTGTGTCCTTGATGTCCGCTCTGTGACGAACGAGTTGGTCCATTGCCCGTGCGATCGAGATGACAGACTGCGAGGCCGTAAAGCCGTTCCTGGACATAAAGGCTGCAGCACCCGACAGAGTCTCCAACGTCTGATTCATGTTACGCCCAGCAGGTAGCATATTGCCGATTGCTGATGCGAACTGCTCGTAGGTGCCGACGCCGTAGCGCACCATCTGGAACTGAAGGTCCAATAGGTGCGTCGTGTCCTTGACAGGTAGCTGGTAAGCGTTCATCTCGGAGATAATTGACTTCTCTGCCACCGAGATGTCAGTCGCACCAGCCGTCGCAGCCTGAGCGAAGTTCTTCACCATGAAGACGGCTTGCTTGTACCCGACGTCCGTCGACGAGAAGATGTCGTACAGTGCGGTTGACACGTCGCTCGCAGCCTGAGGGACCGACTTCGTAATGTCAAGTGCTCTGTTCTTCAGGTCAGCAAACTGCTTGTCGGTCAGGTTCGTCTGGGTACGTACAACACGCATGTTGTAGTCCCAGTCGGCAGCCATCTTGACACCAGCGGCTGCTGCCCTCAGGATGGAGTCACCTGCGTTAGCCATAGTCCGACCCATACGCTGCCAGACCATGAACTGACCAAACGCCTTGAGGGAGGCGTTGCCCATAGCAAGCATCGCCTCCGAGTTCTTGTAGATCTCACTGGAGGCGTTGCCACTGGCGAGGATCTCGATGATGATCTGGCGCATGGTAACGCCACCGCGACCACCTCGCGCTATGTCAAACAGGCCGGACATTCCCCGCCTTCTTCTCCTCTTCCGCCTGGATCGCTTCCTTCACTTCATAGAAGACTCCAAGCATGTCCACCCAGTACGGGTCCTGCTGCAGAAGGCCACCGGGATCTGGCAGAACGTGTAATTCTGCACACATCCCGGCGACCCTCGCAACGTTCAGGACTTCGACGTTACCGCTTCCCCGTCCGAGGAGGACTTCTCGGAGTTCTGTAGCAAAGGGAGCGCCGCGTCCTCCGACAGTCGAGAGTTCACCTGGTCGATCAGGTTCTCGAGTTCCTCAGCCACGACAGGATCGAGCGAGTTCAGATCCGACTGCTGGGAGAGATCGAGCTTCCGACCGTCCTCGTCTTCCAGGTTATGGTCGACGACGGCGTGAGTGAAGTTGAAGAGGGTGGATGACCGGATCCCCATAGAGAGCGAAGCCTCTCCCTTCCGGGATCCGGTCATCGTGGTGGCAAGTTCACGAGACGTGAGGTGCTCGCCGTAGTTCATCCGGCGAATGACAACGAATGCCCCCGGACACGTCTCGAGTTCAAACCGCTGCGGCTTCGTAGCGGTTGTTGCTCTTGGCATCTGAGTTCCTCCCCTCAGGTGCTGCCTACGTGATCGACTCCGAAGTCTTGATCGTCGCGACCAGAGCATCTGTGGAGCCGTAGAAGCCGTGGAGCGAGGCAGCAGCACGCTGGATGTCACCGAGCGAACCCAGGTTGACCTGGTACGAGTCGATCGCTGTTGCGTTCAGAAGGAAGTCGACCGAGTCAGTGGTAGGGCTGTTCGAGGAAAGCCAGTGCATCGTCTGGTTGGTCTGGTTCAGGAAGGCGTTGTAGTCGGTGAGCGTGTCATAGTCGACCTCGAAGGACGACGTAATCTCCCGCTCACCCCAAGTCAGATAGGACGGCTTCCGAATCCCTGACAACCTGAACGCGGGAGTCAGGTTGTCGTTGATCGTCAGCGTCCAGCTGTCCGCGTCACCACGAGCCGTGCCGCTTGGCAGCTCGAGGCTGTTCTTGCCAGGACCGTACGGGGGCAAGTTGGTGAACGTTGCCGCCGTCAGCGTCTGGGTCGACTCGTCCATGCCCATCATTGACGCTGTGCACATCAGCAGACCGTTCTCCAACGAGAACGCCAGCTGGCCGATCGAGACACCGGTGTACGACCGCGGGTTGTCCGCCCGCAGGATGTACATCGTGTACGTCTTGTTGCTGGTCGCACCAGCACCGGTGTACGGCTTGGCGATGTGAGTCGGTGTCGCCGTGTACGTATACGGCGCCATCGCCCCCGTCTTGGTCATTGCGTAGCGACCGCCGTAGAGGAAGTAGATCAGGACGTCGGAGGAGACCTCGAAGGTGACGTCGCCCTCAACGTGAGTGTTGCCAGGCACCGTCCCCGATCGGTCTGCCACACCACGGATGTTGGTCCGATAGATGACGTCCTGCATCAGCTGCAACGTCTCCGACCGGATCGGGAAGAACTTCGTTGGCGGTACGGCTGTACCGTATACCGCCTCGACTCCGAATCCCATGATTCCGTGCCCACCGATCTGTAGGGTCACGCTCCTTCACCTCCCTCCGCCTCTTCCACGGTCTCCGTCGGCTCCGCAGCTTCCTGCTGGTCGCCTTCGGACTCCTGGACTGGCTCCTCATCAGGAACCTCCTCAAGGGTCACGTGGGGGTGATCCTTGAAGGACTCGACCTGCTCTTCGGTGAGGTCCGCGTCAAGAGTCCCGCCATTCTCGACGGAACCCAGACCGGGACCCAGGTCGACCAGTTGCCCTTCAGGCGAACTCTCGACGTTGACCTTCAACCTGTACATCAGAACTCCTGTCTGGACAGGGCTTCCCACCTCAACCTGGAAGCCTGGGCCAGTTCAGTTCCGAAAGCAGCACGTCCCGGTTCGATTTGTGAGACAGACCCAAAGATCACTTTGTCAATCCCGTTCACCGTGCAATGATTGTTCGCCAGCAACAAGTCCTCAACCGCCTCAGCCTGTTCGTCAACTTCCTGTCGGGTAAGAGTAGCCGACTGAATCACCTCGTGGTACACTACAACGTCGGCACGGAGTGTAATTTGGTAGCGATGCGTGCCATCGACCTGCCTATCACGTCTGGCCCCGATGACCGCAACAGCAGGGAAGTCGGGAATCAAGTCTTCAGCACCATAGTACACTTTGGCGATTGGAGGTGTAGTGACGTTCAAGTTACTGTTGATCAAGTCAATCAGGTACTGTACCATCTCAGTGGTCTTCGTGAAGTAAGGGAGCATTTAGCCCCCTACAATGTAGTCAGCAATGTACGAGTCAGCCTCGTCAAGTGCCTCGTCGGAGATGAAGGTCCAGTCGCGTACTGGCATGAAGTTCGGGGTTTCACGTCCTGTGACGTGGAAGAGTCCGTAACCAGTCGGGTCTTGCATCTGCGCGACCGCAGGATTCCCGCCAGATACACTCCAGTTGTTTGGGTCACCTGCTCCGGCCTGAAGATCTCCCGAGTCGATCAGCGGCTGCTGACGCCCCGCAAACAGCTGTTCGGCAAGGAAGAACTTGGCGAGTGCAGACTCCGATTCGGGTGTTTCTTGCGCTCCGCGTCCACTCGGGCGAGTCTCCCGAATCATCTGCTTCACTCCCCGCATGTGTTCAGCGTACCGATGCGCGATAGTCGCAGGAGCAAGAGGAGCCCATTTCTCCGGTCGGCCGCCCGCAGCGAAGTTGGCGTCGAGTTCACTTCCCCACAGGCCGATGACTTCTTGGAGAGGCTCCGCGAGATGGTCTGCACGTTCAGCCATGGCGAAAAACTCTTGAGCAACGATAGTCGGGTTCGGAGTCACTGTGATGGTCAGACTGAAGCGAGGACCGCCAGGCATCAGAACACCACATCCATCGTGAACCGCCGATCAGGATCGCCCTCGTCCAATCCAACCTGTGGATTGTCCGACGTCACGAGTGTAGCGTCATTCGGCCAGAAGTCACCCTGTGCCAGAGCGGTAGAAGACACATAGTCGACATCAGTGAGCACCACGAGGCCCGTGCGAAGCCCGTCGAGCAGGTCGTTCGCACGGGCCTCAAGGTGACGGGAGTACGATGAAGCGTGGTTGGTGATCTCGGAGTACTTCGCTTCGTAGTAGTACGAAGCCATGAGCAGGCCGACGATCTCGCGAACGAGTGACGGAGTCGGTTCCTGGCCGGGACCAGGATTGACGTCCCACAACGTGGCGTGGTCTGGGAAGACCTGCGACAGAGCTGCGATGACAACTTGATCGGCGTTCTGAGCCCAGGGGGCAGCCTGGTCGTTGTCAGTGAAACGCAGCTTCGTGTTGTCGAGCCACGCGTTCGCGTCGGTGTAGTCGGCGAGCGTCACGGCTGCGGCTCGGCCTCCCCTCCGTTCTGAGAGTCGTCGCCCTGGTCGTCCGACCCAGCGGCGGCAGCCTGTTCGGCAGCGGCCTCTTCAGCCGCCTTCGCCTTGGCGTCGAGCTTGGCCTGGTGGGTCTCGGCGTCGTCAGTCGAGAGTGGATCGCCGTTCGCGTAGTTCTGGTTGTCGGCCGTGCTCAGGAAGGTTCCCGGAGGCTCCGGGGCGTCCTCGTCCTCCTGGATTGCTCCAGCAGCAACGAGGGCTTCCCACTCGTCCTTCGTGAACTTGCCCTTGTCGACCGACTCGCCGGCCGCGACCTCATAGAGTTCGTGGTCGTCGCCGGAACCCTTGCCGTGCTTGATGCCCGTGAGGGCCTTTCCCATTGACTCCACCCCCTCTCTAGGCGATGGCCGTGTTGATGAAGTAACCGGCGATCGACTTACCGCTGCCGTCCACCGCGATGAACTTGGTGTCGTAGCGGAACCGAGTCCGGATGATGTCCGCGTCGCGATCGATGTCGAACCACCGCTCGGACGGACGGGTCATCCCGCCGGCGTACGGCCAGTTGAAGGTGTAAGAATAGGCCGGAGTCTTGCGAGCAGGACGAGGAGGCACCCAGGCCATGAGGAAGCACTTCGGCCACACGTAGCCGACCGTCTCCGCCTGTCCGTAGACACTCGTGAGACGACCTGCGCCAGCGCGGATGAAGGTGGTGATCCCCATGAGTGAGGCGATCAGTTCGTCAGTCGTGACCGCAACCATGGCGTACTGGATACGGTTGATCAGCTTGGTGTGGTCCTCGAGCTTGACAGCTACCTGGTACTGGGCGATCGCGATGTTGGGGTCCCGGAACATCGTGTCGTGGATCTTCGCACGGCCGGTCTTCACGTCCGCGATCGGGTCGGAGTTCGTGTAGTCATTCCACTGCTGAGTGCCGGAGAGGCTGACCGTGTAGCCGGAAGCGTAGTTCGCCACTGTGGTGAACATGCTCACGAGGGCCACCTCGCGGTTCAGCATCAAGGTGTTGGTAAGCCGCTGGGTCGCGTCAGTGAGGGGCATGAGCGGATCGTCCGCGTTCTGCTGCTCCTCCGTCGGGACCACGTCCTTGAGGGCGTGCTCCTCGGCGAAGTAGGTGTCCCGGGAGAGTGTCATGGGCGGCAGTTCGTTCGCCCGCGACCCCGGAGAACGCAGGTCATCCGTCACTCGGCCCCACGTGTCACGTGTGTAGATGTAGTACTTGTCGGACTGCTTCACGACGTTCAGCTCGGGCGAAAGACTCTGGACGACGAAAGCGTCCGGGTTGTCCCACCCCATGCTGATCTCGCTCAGCATACTGTCCAGGTGGAGCAGTTGCGGGTCGTTGTACGCCACCTACTCCACCTCCCTCACAGCGCTCGACCTGCTGGGGTCAGCAGGACTGGGATCCAATCACCGGCGTTGGCGGCAGCCTTGAGTGCGATGCCGACAACCCTGTGTGTCGCGGTCGCAGCGGTCAGGACTCGGCCGTCGTTCTCGACCTGGACCTCAGCGAATCGCGCTAGCGCGACCGACGCCTCGACCCAAGCCACACCGAGCACCTGTACCGTGCAGCCCTTGCCGTTCGTCGCCTCGAGGGACGTGACGTCCACCTTGGCAACTCCCAGAGCCAGTTCGCCCTGGACCGTGCACGGACCGACGGTCTGGTCTCCCGTCACCTTGACGAAGCGCATCTTGGTGACCGCCGCCGAGCATTCGTACGGGAGCTCCAGTATACCGGTGTCCCCACCTGCCATTGTCAGTCACCTCCTCTACGCCTCGACGGAGTCGATGAAGTCACCGACTCCCGTGTCGGACCGGCCACTCGTGAGTTCCGCACGATTGCCGGCGTAGGCCCTCGCAAGGTCCCTGTGCTCTGATGCCACTGCGCGAACCGCGTCCGCGTACGACACCTTCTCGTGGTCGTCCTGGTACTTCTTCACGAGACCCAGGAACTGATCGGAGGCATCGCCCATCCGCGTCGGATCGCCTCCACCTACTGTGCCGAGACGGACAAGCCCTGTCCCGGTCAGTTTGGTCATGAAGTCGTCGAACGCGATTGCGACGTCACCAGACAGTTGCTTACGGAGGCCCTTCAGACCGTCGATCAGCGTGGGTGGCACTCCGAACTTCGCGTCCTTCGTCCAGAGGCCAACCAAGTCCTTGACCTCCAGCTCCCGGTTCCGTTCCTCGAGTGCCCTGATGCGCGCTGCCTCTTCGGGGTACGCTTCGGCGAAGGCCAGAGCGGCCTCATCCTCCTTGGGCGGAGTCGTGACTCGGCGTACGACTTCGTCGAACACCTTCTGCTCCTCCGTGTCCTCGGGCATCCCCAGAGCGACGGCCAACTTCTTCAGGAACTCTTCCATTTTCACCTCCTCCGACAGTTCCTGGTAGTCGACGTTGTCGGCGTACATTGGCCTGAAGCAATCACAGATCTGATCAGGATCGATCGTTCCTGAGACCACCAGACAGCTGCCGCCGTCGCCGTCACCGTCCGTGTCATCGCTGGAAGTACCGGGCTGGAAGTACGCGCAGTTCAGGCAGCGTATCGTCGAGGTCATCGCGTCCCTGAGGTTCATATCCTCAGGCGAGTACTGGCCGTTCGGAGGGTCAAATGCATCGAAGTCCTGGAAGTTGACAGGCGCAAGATCCTTGAAGTACGGTCTGTTGGTGAGAGCCGCTCCCAGGAAGACATTGCTGACCTGCTTGGCCCCCTTCGTCTCCCTGGTGAACTTGTCCGCGTACTCGCTGGACATGTACTTGTACTCACCGTCTCGGACTGCCTGGGCAGCACGGGGGGTCCATGAAACATTTCCCCACAGGCCGTCGTCCCTGCGCTCCAAGCCGGAGAACCAAGCGGCTGCTCGCCCACCCTCAGGCCCCTCCCGGTGTTCGTAGTTGACCATGAGGTCCGTACCGACGACATTGCCTTCGTAGTTCTTGACGAAGGCATCCATCTTGTCAGCGTCCAACTTGATGTCGCCGTACACCGGGTGTTCGGTCTCAGCAAAGGGCAGGAGGTGAATCCACGAGGTGTCCGTTCCATCCTGGAACTGGACGTCCTCGAGGCTGATGACGTACCTACGACGGTCCTCACTCTTCATGGCGGAGTTACAGATCGCGTAGGCCGCCGACCGCCTCTTGTCCGCATCGGGCCACTTCGACTGGTTCTTCTTGTCGTTCATGAACGAAGTGACACACGCTTCGACCTTTGC